CGACAAAGTTGTACCTATATCAATCAACTATCCGTTTTTCTTTAAACCTATCCAAGATGGTATGGATCGGCCTAAGTCCGAGCTTGCTTATCGTGTACCTGCTAGTAAGTTTACAAGAAAAAAAATTACAACTAATGAAAAGCTGGAAGATATACAAGGGTTAGATACAACTATTGACTGGAAAAACACTGGAGACAATAGTTATGATGGTGAAAAACTAGCGTTACTAGTACATGATGAAAGTGGTAAGTGGGAAAGACCTGATAATATTTTAAATAACTGGAGGGTTACAAAAACATGTTTACGATTAGGAAGTAGGATCATAGGTAAATGTATGATGGGATCAACCTCAAACGCATTAGATAAAGGTGGAGAAAACTTTAAAAAACTATACAACTCATCCGACGTCACGAAAAGAAATAGAAATGGTCAGACAAAATCTGGTTTATACTCTTTGTTTATCCCAATGGAATGGAACTATGAAGGATTTATTGATGAATACGGAGTTCCAGTTTTTACTACTCCTGACGTCGACAGACTTGCACCAGACGGTGAACTAATAGATGTAGGTGTAATAGATAATTGGCAAAACGAAGTTGATGGTTTAAAAGATGATCAAGATGGTTTAAATGAATTTTACCGTCAGTTTCCTAGAACTACAGAGCACGCGTTTAGAGATGAAACAAAAGGTAGTATATTTAACTTAGTTAAATTATACGAGCAAATAGATTACAACGAAGAAATGTCTCAAAGCATAGGTGTTACTCAAGGTAATTTTCAATGGGCCAATGGAATTAAAGATACTCAAGTAACATTTAATCCAGATCCAAAAGGTAGATTTAAAGTAAGCTGGGTTCCACCTCAACAAATACAAAACAACGTTGTGCTTAAAAACGGCATTAAGTATCCAGGCAATGAACACATGGGTGCTTTTGGTTGTGATTCATACGATATATCAGGAACTGTAGACGGTGTGGGTTCTAAAGGGGCTTTGCACGGTTTAACTAGGTTTTCAATGGAAGATGCTCCGGCAAACAGTTTTTTCTTAGAATACTTGTCAAGACCACCAACAGCTGAAATGTTTTTTGAGGATGTTTTAATGGCTTTGGTGTTTTATGGCATGCCAATATTAGCAGAGAACAACAAACCACGTTTACTTTACTACTTAAGGAGAAGAGGATACAGAGGGTTTAGCATGAATAGACCTGATAAGATATGGAATAAATTATCTGTAGCGGAAAAAGAAGTAGGTGGAATACCTAACTCTAGTGAAGATATAAAGCAAGCGCATGCCGCCGCTATTGAAATGTACATACAAGATCACGTAGGCATAAAACAAGATGGTACGCACGGAGACTGTTACTTTAACGAGCTTCTAAACGATTGGACCAAGTTTGATATAAACAAAAGAACAAAGCATGATGCCTCTATAAGTTCTGGCTTGGCTATCATGGCTAACAATAGGCATTTATATAGACCAAATGCTGAGGTTAAAAAACCTCAACTAAACATAAACGTTTCTAAATACACAAACACTGGAAACAATTCACAAATAATAAGATAATATGGCGTATTCTAGTAAAAGTTATTTTCCAAGTCAAACAGTTAGTGACGCTGAAAAGCTTAGCTATGACTATGGTTTAAAAGTAGCTAAAGCTATAGAGCAAGAGTGGTTTAATAATGATACTAGTTCTAGTAGATACAAATCTAACTATAATGACTTTCATAATTTAAGGCTGTACGCTAGAGGTGAGCAGTCTGTTCAAAAGTATAAGGATGAGTTATCTATAAACGGTGATTTGTCCTATCTTAATTTAGACTGGAAGCCTGTGCCTATAATATCAAAGTTTGTAGATATTGTTGTTAACGGTATGTCTGAAAGAATGTATGATGTAAAGGCTTATTCTCAAGACCCATTTGGAGTAAGCAAAAGAACCGAGTACATGGAATCTACGCTGAAAGATATGGAGATGAAAGATTTTGATTCCGAAATGGATTCTACTTTTGGTTTAAACACTAGGGACACAGAAGGTGAGCTTCCAGAATCACCTGAAGAACTTCAGCTACACATGCAGCTATCGTACAAACAATCTATAGAAATAGCAGAAGAGCAGGCTTTAAATGTTTTGTTTAATGGTAATAATTATGATTTAATTAAAAAAAGGTTTTATTATGACATTACTGTTCTTGGTATTGGTGCTGTAAAAACATCTTTTAGCACTTCAGAAGGCGTTACTATAGACTATGTTGATCCAGCTAATTTAGTGCACTCTTACACAGATTCACCTTACTTTGAAGATATATATTATGTTGGAGAAGTTAAATCTATACCGGTAAACGAATTAGCAAAACAATTTCCACATTTGTCTGGGGAAGATCTAGAAGACATAATGAAAAACAAGTCTAATAACAGGTCTAGCTACAACTCCAGACACTCTTACGACAAAGAAGATAATAACACAGTTCAAGTTTTATATTTTAATTATAAAACTTATATGAATGAGGTTTATAAAGTTAAAGAAACAACTAGTGGTGCAGAAAAAATAATACCAAGAGACGACCAGTACAACCCGCCAGAAAACAAAGAAGGCGGTTATGGTAGAATGATAAGATCTATAGAATGCCTTTATGATGGCGCTTTAATACTTGGAACAAACAAACTTCTTAGGTGGGAAATGGCTAAAAATATGATGAGGCCTAAAAGCGATTACACTAAGGTTAAGATGAATTATGCTATTGTGGCGCCAAGAATGTACAATGGTAAAATAGATTCACTGGTAAAAAGAATCACTGGGTTTGCTGATATGATTCAGTTAACACACTTAAAGCTACAACAAGTAATGTCGCGTATGGTTCCGGATGGAGTCTATCTTGACGCTGATGGTTTAGCCGAAATAGATTTAGGCAACGGAACAAACTATAGTCCACAAGAAGCTTTGAACATGTTCTTTCAAACAGGTTCTGTCATAGGTAGATCGTTTACTTCTGAAGGTGATATGAACCCTGGTAAAGTGCCTATTCAAGAGATTACAAGCGGGTCTGGCGGCGGTAAAATGCAAGCTTTAATTGGCACATATAATTATTACCTACAAATGATAAGGGATGTAACCGGTCTTAACGAAGCTAGAGACGGAAGTATACCTGATAAAAACGCTTTAGTTGGAGTTCAAAAACTAGCCGCAGCTAACTCTAACACAGCAACTAGACACATACTACAGGCTGGTTTGTTTCTAACAGCAGAGACATGCGAGTGCTTATCACTTAGAATATCTGACATTATAGAATACTCTCCAACAAAAGATGCTTTTATTCAAGCTATAGGTGTACATAACGTAGCAACTCTGGAAGAAATATCCGAACTACACTTATATGATTTTGGTGTATTTATAGAGCTACAACCTGACGAAGAAGAAAGAAGTTTGCTAGAAAACAATATTCAAATGGCAATACAGCAAAAAGTAATAGAACTTGCTGATGCTATTGATCTTAGGGAAATAAAAAACATTAAACTAGCAAATCAACTGCTTAAAATACGCAGAAAGAAAAAACTAGACAAAGACCAGGTGTTGCAAGAAAAAAACATGCAAATGCAGAGCCAAACAAATCAACAAGCGGCTCAAGCAGCTGCTCAAGCCGAGATTCAAAAAACTCAAGCACTAACAGCTAGTCAAGGGGAGTTAGAGCAGTTAAAAGCATCCTTGGCTTCTCAAAAAATGCAACAAGAGGTTGATATGAAAAAAGAGCTAATGGCTTTAGAGTTTCAATACAACATGCAATTAAAGAGTTTAGAAACTGATAATAAAAAGTCAGGTGAAAAAGAAAAAGAAGATCGTAAAGACGAAAGAACAAAAATTCAAGCAACTCAACAAAGCGAGATGATTGAACAAAGAAATGGTGGTAAACCACCTAAAAACTTTGAGTCCGCAGGTAATGATACTATGGGTGGTGGATTCGATTTAGGTAGTTTTAACCCTAGCTAGAATTATTAATTATTATTATATTATATTATGGAAGAAAATGAAAAAGTAATCGAAGAGATTACGCAAGAAGTAAATCAAGCAGATCCAGGTGACGAAAACGTTGTGAAAGTTGATGAAAGTAAATTTAAGTCTGCTGGTGACGACAGCGTAGTAAAAGTAGATTTAAGTAAACCTCTAACACCAAAAGAAGATGAAGTTAAAGAAAGTGACGCTGACGACAGCGGAGTGGTTGCAGGCACTGAAGATGCCGAGCCCACACAAGAACAAGAAGAAGTACAACCGGAAAACCAAGCACAAGAAGCTCCAGTATTAGAAGAAATTACTGAAGAAGAAGTTATAGAGGTTGAAGAGCAGGTTGAAGAAGCTATAGCTGAGGCTGAAGCTACTGGAAAAGCATTACCAGAAAATATTCAAAAGCTAGTAGACTTTATAGAAGAGACGGGTGGAGATATAAATGATTATGTTAAGCTTAACCAAGACTATAGTGAATTAGATGATTCAGATTTGCTTTTTGAATATTACAAGCAAACAAAGCCTCATTTAAACAACGAAGAAATTAACTTTCTTATGGACGATACATTTTCTTATGATGAAGATGTAGATGAAGATATAGAAATACGTAGAAAAAAATTAGCGCTTAAAGAGCAAGTTGCCAGCGCTAAAAGCCACCTAGACGGGCAAAAGTCTAAATACTATGAAGAGATTAAAGCTGGATCAAAGCTCACAACTGAGCAACAGAAAGCAATTGATTTCTTTGGTAGATATAACAAAGAGTCAGAAGTAACTCAAAAAGCAGAAAAATCAGCAAAATCTACTTTTTTAAATAAAACTGAACAAGTTTTTAACGATAAATTCAAAGGTTTTGAATACAACGTCGGTGATAAAAAATATAGATTTAATGTTAACAACGCTAGTGAGGTTAAAAACACCCAAAGTGATATAAATAATTTTGTCAAGAAGTTCTTGAATAAAAATAATGAAATGTCAGATGCTAAGGGTTATCATAAATCTCTGTACACAGCTATGAATGCTGATGCTGTTGCAAAACACTTTTACGACCAAGGCAAAACTGATGCTATGAAAAATAGCATTGCTAAAGCTAAAAACGTAGATATGGACCCAAGACAAGCTCATGGGAAAGTTGAAGCGGGTGGTGTTAAATATAAGGTGTTAGGACAAGACTCTTCTGATTACAAGTTTAAAATTAAAAACAATAAATTTAAAAATTAAAAAACAAAATTATGGCAATTACAAATGGAACTAATTTGAATAGCGTACCTGCTTCGCAAAAGCAAACGCTAGCAACAAATTACCTAGATCTTTCGTCTGCACAAAATGCAGGATGGGGACAACAATATTTACCAGATCTTATGGAGAAAGAAGCTGAAGTTTTCGGACCGAGAACTATATCAGGATTTCTTTCACAAGTAGGAGCTGAAGAGTCTATGTCTGCTGACCA